TAATTCAGTACCAGAATTATCATCTGCTAAACTAGCAGTAGATAACCCAATATATACTGCTGATGGGGCAGATGTTGAAGCTGTGCCTGTAAAATGGTCTAGAAACTTTAGTTCTAAATAATCACTCATTGCTGACATAATTTATCTCCTAACTTGCTGATGATGATTGTCTTGCATAAACAGAAGACACAAACAACGATCCTGTGCCATAATGACTTCGCTGTTCATCCTTCCTAATCTCCTCTATGGCTCTGGAGAATTTAGCATCATAAGTAGAGGCTCTTTGCTCATCCATAAGATAAGTGTAGGCCTCGACCAATGCACCTGACAAATAAGCATCAGGGTGTCTTGTTAATAGTTGGTTTACAGCATTTGTGTCTGACAAAGCAGTAAGTCCGCCTATGTAAATAATTTCTGCTGTATATGTGCTGTCTGGTATAGGCCTAAGTTTCATCTCAGCACCAACAATGGAGTATGATAATGGTTTACCTGTTGATGCAGATGGAAAGTCTTTGTCTAACTGAATTGGACTTTTATAGTCCAAAACTGTATTTGGTGAAGTATTTAATTTGACTTCTCTAACTTCCCTTAAATCTGATGGCAGGGCAATATACTCATCACCAATAGTCAAAGTTGCATTGGCTCTTTTTTCCTGATCCCTGCTCTCCAGTTCTCTTGAAAGTCTAGCTTCTGCAAGTTGAATAAAATTTGGTATTTGATCGGTTAAATCAGTTCTAGCTAAAAAATTAGCAACTGCTGTCTTTAACTCGCTGTAAGTTGATATACTCATACTTTACCGCCATTTGTTCTAAAATATCTATTGTCATAATCATTAAGCCACTTCTTCCATTTTTTCTGGGCATCTGGATCTTTCTTTGGATCACCAAACTTTTTCATCAAATCCATGTAAACAAGTGAAGGTATTTCTGCCACCTGTTGCCAATGTTTCTGAGTATTGCCAATCAAACTGTTTTTTCTAAATTCATTTTGCCTGATTTTATTGGCCTCAAGAACTGACTTAATATGTTGTTTTTCTTCAATAGTGTAACCCCCATCTGGGTTGTCGTGCATCCAGATTTCTTTTTGTGAGTAAGGGTTTTTTTCAATTAATCTTTTCATACTGACCTTATAATAGGGAGGCCGAAACCTCCCCAGTTATGATAATTATGATCCATTTAGACCGATCACAGAGGCATGAGCCTTCGGTGCTGTCGGCATATATGTCCACTCATATATAATTTGGTGCTTGAAGCTATCACCAGTTTTGGCTAACTCTGCCTCAATGAAATTTCTTCCATCAAGATTACCAATCATAATATGATCAGGATCAATAATATGAACCTTATCGTTTGACATAAACCTACTCATTGTAAGGTCTAATGTACCAAAGTCATTCATCATAACACTTACCGCACCAATAAATGATGGAGCAGTATTTGCTGATGTATTAACTTGGTTTGTTACAAGATTTGTACCTGCCTGTGACAAGTCTGAGATGTTGGCTTTGTTTGTTGAAGAACAAAGTAACATTCTTGGGTTACCCCCATCATCCCATGCCTGTTGCATAGCATTGTCAATCTTCGCTAAAGTAAGCGGTTGTTCAGTTCCAGTTAAATCACAACTGTTTGCTCCATCTCCAGTTCCAAAAGAAATGTCTGATGGTGAAGCATCACCATTTGTAATAAATGTTACAAATGTAGCTGATTTTCTAGGATCTGATCCAGACTTTGCTACGTTAAGATCAGTAACAATTTTCTCAACGTCTCTTCTTAACTCAAGACCTTTTAGAACCTTCTGATAAGCGGTTTCTCTGTCTCTACCTGCCTTATCAACAGCCTCTAATGTTCCAGAGATCTGGAAGTCTTTGACTGAGATTTGAGTATTGTTGGTTAATCTTGTAGTCGCTGTTGGTGTTGCAAAACTTGCATCTGCACCCTCATTGACTGAGTTTTGATCTGCTGTGGCCAACTCCTGAACTTGCCATTCAGTTAGTGTTGATTTTACAGTAGTCTTCTTTGCTGTAGAAAAGAAAGGTGTCTCTGTAGTGTCAAGCCGATAAATAATATCGGAGAGATCTTCTCTTTCACCTACCGCATTAGCTGTGGTAAATTGTGCCATTTTAACTTCTCCTTATTTGGCTATTTTTTATTAAGTAGCAATTCAACAGCATTATCGATACTGCTGTTTGCTATGAACCTGTCTCTAACCTTTTTATTTTGATTAGCTACAATTTCATTTTTAGTTTTAGGAGTTCCTGCTTTTACCATCCTTGGTGCTTTCTTTACTTTCTTCACTAAGTTTGGTTTTTTCTTCATAAGATTATCGTACTTCATAGCTTTCCTCAATGCGACAATTGCCCTGTGATCAACAGCATTAGCTATCTCATCATCAGTATAACCCATTGCAGATTTAGCATATGCAACGACCTCTTTTCTTTCTTCCGTCATGACCTTTTCATTTTTCCATTCTGGAATTTTGTCCAACATATTATCAAATTCGTTTTTCATATGCTGTTGAAACTTGATCACATTTTCTTCTTGCTCACGTTTCTGGACTTGGTCTATCTCAGCCTGAACTTTTTTCCTCTGATCCTGTCTAATTGACCAATCAGTATAGATTGCATTAAATTCTTCCTGAGTTCTGGTTTTTCGCAGTTCATCCCAATTAGGCTCTTGGACTTGTAAACTTTTTTCAAGTTCCGCCAACCCTTGCTTATACCTACCCTGCAATTGCTCCGTTTCAGCTTTTACAGCCTCAAACGACTTACGTTCATTACTGAGTTTGTTAAGTTCTCGATGAAATTTCTTCTCCCTCATATGACCAGATAAAGCCTGATCCAAGGTTACCTGTTCCTCTTCACCATCAACTTTGATAGTGTAGAGTTCTTGGGTCTCTTCCTCGACTTCCTCTACTTCATCTTCCTGAGAAGTTGTGTCTTCTACTTCATCACTTTCATCGGTTTCTACCACTTCAGTTTCCTGAATGGCTTCCTCTTGCTCTTCGGCTTCTGACACTTGAGCCTCTTCTGGCTCGGCTACACCACTTTCTGGAGTTACCTTTTCCTCGGCTTCCAATGGTAATAGTAAATCTACTGCTGACTTTACGTCTAAATTATCATTTTGTTTTTCCATAATTACCCCTAATTATATATATTTTTTCTGCCAACCAGTTCATCCAGTTGATTTTGAGCCAACCTACCATTAGCACTTAAATTAGCAAATGCATTTTTTAAGGCCAATAAAGATTGATAAAGATAATAAATTCTCTCCCTTTCTTCATTATCTTGCATCTTTGACATTTTCCATGCGGTCAAAAATTCTTCTTCCAAGTTTTCAAATACCTCATTAAACATTGGGTTTTTTGTCAGGGCATCAACTTGTTTGCCCTTTTCTACTTCTTCTCTAAGTTTTCCATCTCTTGCCACTATTATCCTCCAAATGGTGTGAAGCCTAGTAAGTTAGGCGGTCTTTTAAAAATAGATGGCCTCGTGCCAAACCTATTCATAAAATTTGTGTTCATAGCATTATAGTCAAACCCCTGCGGAACATTCATAGGTGCTTGATTTAGTAATGAATAATTTCTTGCAAACATTTGCCCACCGCCTTCTGGTGGATCTTTTGGCGTTCCTAATTGATCATCAGTTCTTGTCTTTAGCCTACAAGCCTGTAAATCATTATCAAATACATATCCTTCAGGGCATTGGCTTTTGCCTGTTATCTGGTTCATGACAGGCGGTGTAGTTTCATTACTAATATTGTCATCATCTGGGGTAAATCTGTTTGGATCTAAATCAGCTATACCTGTGTAAACTTGTGTGTCAGGCAACATATTTTGTAAAAACGAGGGCAACATTCCAAAAGCAGGGGCATCTCTCATTGCACCCATCACACCACCTATAGTTCCATCTTTATTAAATACAGGTGAACCGCCCATTGCTAATTGTTTTTCAATACTGTCTTTCAATCCAAAAATATCTCCTGCACCCACATTGACACTTGTGACATTAGGATCATAACCAAATTCATCAATGTTATATTGTTCTTGTGCAAACTTATCATCACCTTTAATATTTACTTTATCGGCTAAAATTTTATTTTGATCAGCTATGTATTTAGCTTGTCTTACAGTATTTAAAACAGGATCATCAGCAAAATTTAAAGCATCTCGTGGATCTCGTGTTATATTTGTTTTATCACCACCAAATTTTCCAGTCTTTTGATCATCAAATCTTTCAGTAGCTTCTAAAGTTTCATCAGATAAATTTGAATCGTCTGTACTTTCACCCATTATGTCTCCTAACTTTTTGCATAGCCAACTTTCTTCTTTGCTGACCTATACCAAAATCCCTTTATATCTTTACCATATGTTTTTTTAATAAAATGTCTCATATTCCTGACCATGTATCCAGTTTGTCCATATGGTGCAACAAACTCGGCCAACCATAAATTATTACCTGACTTCCAATCATCTGGCTGTATCTTATATTGACCTGTCAGCAACTGATCTAAAATTTTATCACTTACCCATGCCCAACAACAAAAGCCAAGAGGATGAGAGTTACTATACCAAATTCTGAACTGTCCATGATATAGTGGAGGATTAAACACCCTCTTGACTTGGTGTAGCTTCCAATGATGATGGAATTGGGAAGCTACTAATAGACTTAATATGTCACCAAAATAGTTTCTAGTTTCTTGGTAAATTGGTTGAGATGTCGCTGTCTGTGACTGCTTTTGCAACTCTAAGTTCTGCTTCAAGAGCCATCTCCTCTCTTCTTATATTAAGTTCAGCCATAGCCTTTTCTTTCTTCAACTCTATCTCTGCCTGTAACTTTAACCTATCCAGTTCTATTTTTGATTCAAGTTTGATTTTTTCGGCTTGAATTTCCGCTTGGATTTTTTCGATTTCTGGATTTGGCTGTTGTTGTCCTTGTTGTCTTTGGGCAATTTCTGCTTGTACGACTTGTGGCGGTTTGAAAAATTGGTCGACATCTTTGAAACCAAGAACATCCACCATTTGTCTAAGCGTATTAGCATACTGAGCCAAGTTACAAATCGGATTATCAACCCCCAGAGTTTGCAGAATAACTTCTTGCTTACTTGCAATGCCTTGGAGAATAGAGACTTTTTGTTCATCATTAGCTGTTCCTAACCCTACATTTACAATTATATCAAAACCGCTTGAGCCTTCTTGCGGATCAACAGGTACAAACTTATTTCTAAGCCTGACAATTCTTGGCTGTTGCTGATAATTTGTAATAAGATGAAGTATACCCCTGAACAAGTCTTTCATGCCTGTCTCGGCAATTGTTCTGGCATAACTTTCAACTTTTTGTTGAGATCCCTTAACTGTAGCCTGTACAGCAGAAGCTGTAGTTGACTGTAACACAGACGGATCTAAACCCTGTGTTTGTCTTGATACACCAGTCCTGTCGGCTTTTACTTCATCAAGATACTGCATCAATGGCTGTATTTCTCTACCTACACCCTGTGCCTGTAGAGGCTGTACAGCACCTGCATTTCTAACCCTGATAATACCACCTGCTGTGCCATCAAGTACGTCATCCAGATTTGTCTGGCCTTCTTGAACTATCAATCTTGGTAATACTGAGTGATAGGTACTATCCAGATATTGTCTCATTAGTGTTGTCTTAATTGTCTGCAAGTCTTCGGTTGCATCAAATATAGATCGGCCAACCAATCGATGAGGCATAAGTATTGGAGATACTACAGCAAACGGAATGTAGTCACATACGTCATTCTCAAGTATTACGTCACCACTATCACCTATAGCTAGTATCTGTCTTAGTTCTGCAATTCCGTCACCATCAAAATCAACTTTCATTGTTATCTGGTTTACAATTACATCCTTCTGGCTGTCATCCTCTGGATCTCTGTAAGTACCGCCCTCAATGTCTTCAAACCTTCTTTGCTTTTCTTCTCTTTCCTGACCGCCATATACATCCCCTGCATACTGCTCAACCAACTCCTGATCGTACCCCATGCTTACTAACTCGGATACAGTCATTTGTGTTCTATGACATATGAAGTAACAGTCCTCTAAACTTTTTGCATTCTTATTAAAAATAAATTCTTCTGGTGGTACGTTTTCTAATTTTACCCTTCCAGACTTTTTTCTAATTCTCACCTTCATATTATAACTGGATGTAACTTCGGTCTCTTCACCATTGTTAGCTATAATTGTTTGTGTATTTTCTTTTTGTGATACAACTTCAATATCTGGATTAGCCAGTAAGGTTACTAATTCTTCATCGGTAATGTCATTATACTCAGCCTCTTCAACCTCGTAGCTTTCATCCCAACCAAATTTTATTACACCTA